TTTTCAAATTATGCGTAAAAATGTACAAAATTTCTTTATATACTAAAAGAAAGGCAAAAGCGTTAAATGTAATTGTCTTACCTAGTGAAAAGAAAAACAAAAAAATTGATGTTTATGATGTTTACGGCAATTTATTAGCAAGCGTGGGTGATCCTAATTATTTAGATTATCCTAGCTTTTTAAGATATTGCGGTAAAAAGATAGCAGACGAAAAAAGAAAACTATATAAAATAAGGCACCAGAAAGATAGAATGGTAAAAGGATCCCCAGGATATTATGCCGATCAATTACTCTGGTAAATTAAATACTTCACAACAATTTAAAAACAAAAAAAATGCGTAGAAGAAAAGCAGCAAAAAAGTCAAGCAGACGTCGCAGAATGTCTGGTATTGGCAAAGTAGGCGGCGCAGCTACCAGCGTACTTTATACAGTAGCGGGTGCAGCAGCAGCACAATTAGTTGGTAAATTTTTACCAGCAGCAACAAACGATAAGATCAAAGCAGCAGTACCAGTTGCAGTAGGTCTTTTCTTACCAAAATTTGTAAAAGGAGCAGCAGGCCAGGGCCTAGCAGCTGGTATGATCGCCGTAGGTGGTCTTAAACTTGTACAATCTTTTGGAGTGTTAAACGGTATCGGTGCGCTAGCTAGTGATGTAAATTACAAGTTACCAGCAGTTGCAGCATACTACAACCGCGAAGGATTAGTTGACAAAAGCTATATGACGCCGTCAATAGCTGGCCTGGACGAAGAAGGCTGTTAATTATTTTCTTTTCACCTTTATTAAAAAAATAAAACTTATAGCAAATGGCAACTCAAATGGGAAGCAGAATGGTTTTCGAAAATGCGAAAACCCTAGTGCGCAGTTTAGGTTACAGTGTTGAACACGCTAAATTGACGCAATCATATTTACGCAGTGAAGTAGCTTTAAGCACTTCTATTGCAAACTATCATATTCCAGTACTTGTAAACGATACTCAAAACGGTGCAAGCCGCGTAAACGAGAAGCGTTTAAACCTACAAGACATTTTCATTACTACTGAAATCGCAGTATTGATTGGCGTAGGTGCTTCAACTGCAACAGCAGCGAAGTTATATACATACCCAAATGCTACTGTATTTAGTTCTGCTACTGATGATAACCTTTGGAGTATTTACAACGGTTATTTAAACCTAACAATCAATAACGAGCAAGTGTTACCAGCGTGGGACGTTTTACGCCACTACTTTGTACCACAAACTCAACAAAGCGCAAGCACTACTGACCAATGGGCAGCTAGCAGCGACGCGTTTTACCCAGTTGAGCCAGGTATCGTAATGAACGGTGCTGCAAATATTAACTTCCAACTTACTGCAAATGGTGCGCCAGCAACAGTATTAGCGGATAGCTTTATTGCAGTTGTTCAACGTGGTATCCTTTGCCAAAACGTTACTACTGTTAAATAGTATTAACCTTATGCGCCTGGCGGGCCTTAATCGCCGCCGCCGACGGTCGGATATTACCGTCAATTTTTTTAATTATTTAACTATAAGATATGCGTATCAAACGTTTTGAAGCAGTCGAAATTAACGTTCCCAATGGATCAACATTGACACGTTTTTATTTCCCTGATTTACCACAATTAAGAAACGCAAAGATCGAGGCGATACAAGTTTACGCAGCTGGATCAATTACAGCAACGCCGTTAACTGGATCAACCCCAGTGGCGCTAGCTGATTTGAAAAAGTCAAGTTTAACTTTGTACCAGGGTGATTTACAGTTAATCTACAATATCCCATTGGTTGCATTACAAAACATTAGCGACAGCGCTACACCTTTTGTATTTGAATTACCTTGAATGAATGATATTGATATTAGCTGGACAAAATCATTTGTATCTTTGCCAACAGCACTAGGCACTACTAACGTAGCGTATAGTTTTGGCGTTTATTACTACTTGTAAAATTTTTATGTTATGGCAGCTTTTAGGCCCGAAATATTTACTATTGATGAAGTCATAAATTTTTATGACGCAGCAGAAGGAAGCGAATATAGAATATTTGCTGGCGTCAACCCGACGCCGCAATATTTGAGATATAATTTTGTAGGCGAGAAAGAAATTGGCCGCCAGGAATTATTGAACGCCTTAACACAGCTTCGCAATAACATAGAAAATTATAATCCGTATTTAATACAAGTTATTAGCGAGGGAAGTACTGGTAGGGGCAAGAAAAAAGAAAGTCCAGTTCTTACCAGTATTTCTTTTCAGCTAAACCGTCCACAGCAACTAATGCCAATGCAGTCAATGTCTGGTATCGGTAGCCCTAGGACAGAAATGTTACTGGAAAAGCTAGTTGAACAAAACCAAATGTTAGCCAGCAGAATAGCAGCTATTGAGGCAATGGACGAAATGGAAGGTGAAGAAGAAGAAGAAGCACCAAAAAGCCCGATTGATCAAATGTTAAGCAGTCCGCAAGTTCAGGAAGCATTGATCGCTGGCGTGATGTCTTTAATGTCTGGGCTAATTACAAAAGGCGGTACACCAACAGCTATTGCGGGAATTGACGATGAAGCAGAAGCAGTAGAAATTTTAAGATCATTAATGAGTAAAGGCGTTACAATAGATCATTTAAGAAAATTAAATGAAATGAGCAGCGCAAAATTAAGCTCACTATTATTTATGTTATAATGGCCAGAAGTAATTTTTTAAAAGATAATAGCAGCCTAATAATTGGCCTGGTAGTGGTTTATTTTGGATATAACAAAGTAATTAAGCCAATACTAGAAAGCGTAGGGCTGCAAAAAAGCAGCGAGGAGTTAGAAATTGAGAAGCAGACAAGCAACCCAGGTAGCGCCTGGAACCCTAACTATTGGCGTAAAGGTGGCGCGACTATTTTAAGAAACGCCGACGTCAATAGATTTATTGAAAAGATCTGGAACGCACCAGGATATTTTAGCGACGATTTCGACGCAGTTTTAGGCGTATTTAAGCAGCTTAAAACAAAAAGCCAGGTAAGTTACCTAGCAGACAAATTTAACCAGGCAAAAGGAAAAGATTTGTTAAGCTGGTTACAGGGCGGCGGGGCTTTAAGTTGGCCCGCGGATCGTTTTAGTGCGGAGCAAGTTAACCAGTTAATTAAATATGTTAACGGTTTAAAAAACTATTAAAATGAAAGATAAGGGCAGTTTATTAATATTACTTTTATTAGGTGGCGTAATTGTTTACGCGGCTACTAAAAAGAAAACTAGAAGGGGATCTATTGAAATTGGCCCACTGGATCCAGGTGAATTTATTACGGATCCAGCAGATTTATTAACCGACGAAGAAAAATCAATGTTTGAAATATGAAAAACAAAAATTTAATTTTATTGCTTGCAGCGGGCGCAGCATATTGGTATTTTTTTATGTATAAGAAAAAAGAAGTACTAAAAATTGAGCAGCCAGGCTTTACCGATCAACCAGGTACTAGCGCACCTGCTGCAATGTTGCAACCAGCAATACAAACGGAAAGTTTATCAATTACTGATCAAATAATTGAATTTAGTGAGCCAGCTAGGGTATTACCTTACAAAGAGGATAGCGCTTACCAAAATTATTATGTTCAGCAAATAAGTGGAGTTAAAAAAATGGGCGTACCGTTCACAATTTAATTTTCTTTTCACCTTTAATTAAAAAAAATGGCCGACTACAAAGTAACAGCGGAGCTAATAAAATACGACGTAAACTTTACAACTTATGATGTAAGCGGTTACGTTACTAGCGATTGCAATAGTATTTTATTTATCAATTACGGATCTAATGCCGTACAGATTGAAAACGTAACATTGCAACAAAATCAAAGTTTACAAATTGAGGGCAACGCTGGTGAATATACAACGCGCCGTTTTTTTGCAAATTTTATCAATTCAGGTGGGTTTAATAACCTAGTAACTGTTAAGAAAAACTACATACAATAATGCCAGCAATAGATTTATCAATATTAAACCAAAGACAGACGCCAGCGTTTTACGCGGACGTTTTCGCCAATAGGCCCGCAGCTGGTTTTGTTGGTAGGATCTTTGTATCTACAAATACATTTGCGTTTTATCGCGATAACGGTACTGGCTGGGATCTAATCGGTGGCCCTGGTACTGGTACAATTACTGGCAGTGGCTCTTTTGGATCTATTGCTTTGTGGAATGGTACAGATACAATTACTTATGACGTAGGGTTAACCTGGGACGGTACAGCAAATTCGCTAACAGCTAGTAAATTTATTGTTACTGGTGGAACGTCAAGCCAATTTTTAAAAGGCGACGGATCGCTGGATAGTAATACCTATAATACTGGAAGCGGTGCAGCAAGCCAAGTGGCTTTTTTTAGCGGTACAAACGCTATTACTGGTGAAAATAATTTGTGGTGGGATAGTACAAATAATCATTTGGGTATTAATACAAATACACCAGCAACGGCGTTAGATGTAAACCACAATGGTACATTAGTAGCTAAATTTAATAATACTACAAGCGCCAATAGCTTAATAGCTTTTGAAAATGCTGGTAATGAGCAGTGGTGGATAGGTACAGAAAATACAAACAACGACTTTTTATTTTACGACGCTACTAATTTCCCGACGTTATCACTTAGGACGACTTTTAAAACAAACGGCCAGGTATTAATTGGCGGTGGATCAACTGGCAGCGGTAAATTAGTTGTTGAAAGTGCTACAAGCGACAACGGGATCCAGATTGTAGGCGCAAGCGCACCTTCTTTGCGTATTGATAGCGCTGCAACTGGGCCGACTAAAAGAATTGGCCTAGGTATTTCAACAGCTACAAATAATTTTATCCAGGGAAGTGCGGATCGTGATATGTGTATTTTTAACGGATCCACAACAGCCAGCCCAATGTTGTTTGGTATTTATGATACTACTAACGTCCAGGAAGCAGCTAGAATATCGGCAGCAAGAAACTTTTTAATAGGTACGACAACAGACGGCGGCCAAAAATTACAAGTTTCAGGAAGCGCGCGCGCAACAAGTTATTTTTTAGATGGTATGACTGCTGGAAGTGGTGCTTTATATTATTCAGGTACAAGATTAACACTAGCAAATTATAATGCTAGTGGCACTTTATTATTTGAAGTAAATGGCGGAAATACTGCTATGACTATAAATAGTAATGGAAATGTTGCTATTGGTGCTACTGCTTTTAATTCATCATCTAGTGATGTGAAATTAATTTTAAATTCAGGAACTGGCAGTTTTATTGGTTTTGGTAATAATGGAAATGGTGGCGGTGCAGTTGGTTCTTCAACTAATCAAACTTTAAATTTTTATACTTCAAATGGTGTTTTAGGAAGTGAAATATATACTGAAAGAATTCGTATAACCAATACAGGAAACGTACTAATTGGTACATCTACAGACGCTGGATATAAATTAGACGTATCTGGAACAACAAGAATACAAAATTCACTTTATTTAACATCAGGTGTTTATAACTTTATTGGTACAAATAAATTTTGTAGTGCAGCAAGTGGAAGTTATAACTATATACATACAGGTGCAACTGCATTATCAATTTTGAATCAAGGAGATACAGCTGTTTTAATAGATATTGCAAATAGCGGTGTTACTACTTTTTATAATTCAATAAACATAGGAAATTCAGTATCTGCTGCTATAGCAGCACCAAGCACACATAAAGTGTCAATATTAATTAACGGAGTACAATATTATTTATTAGCTTCAAACGTATAAAACATGAAACAAATACAACCTATTCAAATTTGGGTAAACGGCCAACAACAAACAGCAACCGTTTTTAACTTAATTATCATTAACGACAATTTATCAAACAGTGCGACGTTTTACTGGCAGTTATTAGATAGCGCAGAGATAAAACTTGCAGACGGAAATTTAACAATGGGCGAGCCGCAGTACGATCAATGGGGTACATCAAGCGACGTTAACCAGTGGGCTTACGAATGGGCCGCAACGCAGCTTAATATCACACTAGCTTAATTAATCTTTAAAATACAAAACCAATGGAAACCAAACAAGCACTTGCAATTTTAAAACAAATTTTAGACGCGGCTAGCAAAAGCGGTTTATTTGAAAACCTTACGGCAGCAATGACAGCGGCCGACGCTTACAATGCAATAGCGCGTGAAATATTAAAAGAGGAAAATGGCGACGGATCTGTTATTTAGTATTGTAGTTTTTGTAGCCGCTGGCGGTGGCTTTTATTTCACAACTAAAAACCGTTTAGATAAAATTGAAACTGATCTATCTAAACACAATAATACAAATACTGAAATATTAGATCGTCTGGCGCGCATTGAAACAAAACTTGATTTTGTAACTAAAATGTAAATTTTATGTTTAAGAACTGGAAAACATCATTATTCGGACTAGGCGCAGTAATTACTGGCGTGGCTACAGTATTAAAGGGCGACGTCCCGACTGGTATTACAGCCATATTAAGCGGCCTAGGTTTATTTGCAGCAAAAGACGGCGACATTAATTTAAATAACCGTCCATAATGACTAGCCAAACCAAAAAAATATTGGTGGTTACTGTTGTGGCGTTAATCTTATTAAGCAGCACAATGGCAATAGGAGCAAAGGCCGAGGAACTGATCAAAAAGTTTGAAGCCGACGATATAAACAAATATTTAAACGCTTATTTAGATCCAGTGGGAATACCTACAATAGGGTACGGATCTACCTATAATTACGACGCAAAGCGTAAAGTAAGGCTAGGTGATAGTATTACCCAGGAAAAGGCTATTGAGTGGTTAAGAAGGGAAACAAAATCAATAGTGCCAAAGATTAAAGCACTGGTTAAAGTACCTATTAATCAAAACCAGCTGGATAGTTTAACCAGTTTCGTGTATAACGTAGGTATTGGAGCCTTTCAATCTAGCACCCTTTTAAGGTTACTTAATAGCGGCGCACCAAAGGAAGAAGTGGCGGCCCAGTTTGATCGCTGGAATAAAGGCACTGTAAACGGCCAAAAGGTAGTTTTACCTGGGCTGGTTAGACGTAGAAAAGAAGAAAAAGCGCTATTTTTAGCATAAGAAGCAAGTTGGTTAGATAAATTTCAATGGTCTAGTACAAAAAGAAAGCCTGGTATGTCTATACTGGGCTTTTTTATGCCCCTATAAAAATAAATTTGGTAGTTTAAACGTTTTTACTATAATTTTACCAAAGACAAACAAAACCCTAATATATGCAGCTAAAAACCGACAGTAAGATCCTGGGCGAAATTGCCAGCTTACAGCACAAAATTTTGCGCCTAGAAGCATTACGCGCACTATCACCGTACGAACAATGTACATTTTTTTTCTATTCTAGTTCTGGTAAGTTTTTATCGTTAAATGAAAACGATTTGCCTTTTGATCTTTGCTATGAAGTAAGGATCCTAATAGACGCGGCGCTAGAACACTACCAGTTTGAAATAAAACGACTAGAAAACAGTTTCCAATGCGACGCAAACTAATTAGAATAGCTGCAATAATATTTTTTATTGCAGTAAGCGTGCCAGTATGTATATTAACATACACTGGCGCCTTTATACTTTTTTACCTATTTAAAATTTATCACTTATTAAAACCAACAAAATGAACGAGTATTTAAAGGATCTAGCCGACGGCTTTGGATCAATGAACAAAGTGGAAAACAAAAAAAACGAGAAACAACCCGACTACCAGGGCTATTTCAAAGCAGACGGTAAATTATTTGAAATTGCTGGCTGGGTAAAGATTAGCAAAGCTAACAATAAGTACCTATCTATTGCAGTAAAGGAATTTACTGAAAAGCAACCTAATAACGAACTATAAAAACTAGACAAATGAAAATAGATAAAAATGCCCCAGCTTTTCCAGTTATGCCAGTCCAGGATCAATTCGGCCGCCTAGTGGCACCGATACCAGGCCTAACAAAATATGAACACGTTTTATTGCAAATCCTTTGCGCCAAAGAAATGCAAAATAATCATAGTAAAATAGGACTGTCAACACTTTTAAGAGAGTGCGAAACACTAGCAAACGAATATTTTTTAACCCTAGAAAAAATAGAAAATGAAAAAGAAGCTAACCCAGTTATTTCAATTAACTAATAACCAGCAAGCTGTAATAGCCCTAATTATTGCAGCTGTATTAACCGCTTTTTTACAAAGTATATAATGATAGACGGACAAAACAAATTAACATTAGAAGAAAAACTAGCACAGCGAAAATACAAGCCCGATTTCATACCCCCCCCAAGCCAGGTAATATTCACTATTGACGATAAACCCATTGGAACGATCCAAAATTTTATTGTCTTTAGTGGATTGCCCAAGGCGGGCAAAAGTACCTTTTTAGCCGCTGCAATAGCTTCAGCATTTCAACCTGGTGAAGTGTTTGGAATGAAGGTGCATTTCCCAGAAGGAAGGCGTAGAATAGCTTATTTTGACACTGAAAGCAGTGATTTTGATTTTTACAGACAAGTTAATAAAATAAAGCATTTCGCTAATTTAAACAACCTACCTACCTGGGCGGACTGTTTTACAGTTCGTGAGGACGGCCCAAGCGAAATAAGGGCCTTAATCGTTAATTATTTAGAAAATAACCCTGACTGCCCGATCGTAATAATTGACGGCCTTTTGGATCTTATTTTTGACTACAACAGCGAAATTGAAAGCCGTAAGCTGGTGAACTGGTTTAAAAAACTTACTAAGATTTACAACTGTCTATTTGTAGGCGTACTTCACCAGGGCAAAGGCTTGGGCGCACAAACATTAGGGCACCTGGGATCAAATTGTGATCGCTGGGCTTCTAGTACCTTAGAAATAATTAAAGACAAAGACAAAAAGACGTTTACATTACAGCCCAGGTTTTTAAGATCAAGTGAAGATTTTGAGCCAGTGGTGCTAATGAACATTGGCGGCAACTGGCAGCAAATATCTATTGAAGGTGAAAGCAAAAAAACTGAAATAAAGCACCCAAAACAATTTACTGAACTAGATCATAAAAATATAATAAACGTACTTCTTACATATCCAGTAAGCTACAAAGATTTAATTGCTGATATACAAGAACAAAACGCAAAAGGTACCAACTGGGCCAAACAATTATGTAAGATCTGGATAGATAAAAAATATATTACAAAAGTCAATAACGAATACATAAAAAACTATTAAAATGACACACGGAAGTTTATTTAGTGGTATTGGTGGTTTTGACTTAGCAGCAGAATGGGCAGGCTGGGAAAATGTATTTCACTGCGAATGGAACGAATTTGGGCAAAAAGTACTAAAATATCATTTTCCACAATCAATTACATACAATGACATTACCAAAACAGATTTTACTATTCACCGAGGGCAAATCGACGTCCTTACAGGGGGTTTCCCCTGCCAACCCTATTCAAGTGCAGGAAAAAGATTGGGAACGGCAGATAACAGACATTTATGGCCAGAAATGCTTAGAGCAATTAGGGAAATTCAACCGCGTTGGATTGTGGGCGAAAACGTTCGCGGCCTTACTAATTGGAACGGGGGAATGGTATTCGACGAAGTGCAGCTTGATTTGGAAGTTGAAGGCTACGAAATTATCCCGTTTTTACTTCCAGCTTGTGCCGTTAACGCACCACACCGAAGAGATAGGATCTGGTTTGTGGCTTCCAACTCCATGTGCGAGAGATACACAAGGCCCACAAGCTGCGGAGTACAAAAAATGGAGAAAAGAGAAACATTTAACAATAACAAGCGTTCCTGGAATAATAAGAGAAATTACTGGATCAACTTCCCCACACAACCCTTTGTTTGTGGAGGAAATGATGGGCTTTCCAGATCATTGGACGGAATTACCTTTTCTAAGTGGCGAAAAGAAACTATAAAGGCTTATGGTAACGCTATTGTGCCACAAGTTGCATTTCAAATTTTTAATTCAATAAACGAATATGAAAAAGGACACTAAACGATTTATAGCTTATATGCTACTACATAAACATTTTAAACTTGTAAAGAAAGGCGCGAACTGGCGCATAGAATACAACGGCGTTTTATTACAGCCAGAAGATATAGAATTTTTAAAGTTAATTGCAAAAAAAAGCGGCCAAAAATTTGACCGCCTGGACAAAACAATTAACCCTAATTAACTGCTTATTTTCCTTTCACGACAAAGATATATAAAAATGGAATATTACACAGCAATTATTTTTTTTGAGGATCACAAAGAAATAACCCCAAAAAAATATCGGAATATAAACCGAGTTGAAAATTTTATTGAGTTTGCCCGCAAAGTTGGTGGACATTATGTAAATTTATACGAGAAAAAAACAAAGCGTTTTTACTGCCGCGTCTGGCTGAACAATTAAATCAAAGCTAGCAGCCCAGAACGCCGCCAAAATACCAGCCTAGCGCTGGTTTTTTTGTGCCTAGTATGTATGGTTTAAATACTGATTTAATTAAAGGTGAAAAGAAAATAATTTAAACCAGTTTAAGTGGTTTAAAATAGGTGGTTTAATTTTTATCTTTTTACCAGAGGTACAAAGATAATAAATTTTAAACTAAAAGTTTAACCAACACACACTATTTTTAAAAAAAAGTTTTTTTTATGTTTTTTCAATGATTTTTCGTAACTTTGTAAGGTATGACAGCAAAAAAATTGTTGACAGCTTTTGTCGGCGTCGCAGCAGCTTACTGGATATATAGCAAATTTCGCTTTTCTCAAAGCGTTACTTATGTAATTACCAGAATTGGCCTAGGTGGATCTGTTCTTGATCCTAGAATTAATATTGATTATACAATATACAACCCAACAGCGTTTAGAGTTGAAATAGGCAATATTCGCGCCCAGTTGTATTTAGAAAGCGGCCTAAAGGTTGCTGATGTATATTACAATGGTAGAACTGTAGTAGCAGCCAATAGCGAGGCTGTATTACCGTTAACGTCTGTAGGCACTTTGGAAGGTGCTTTAAGTTCAATACGTGAGTTAATAAGATTAAAACAAGCTAAATTTCGTTTAGCTGGTACAGTCCAGGTAGACGGAGTTAGATTGCCTTTTGATATTAAATATAGTTTTGATGGTATCTAAAAGCGCAGTTTTACAAAAGCTGGCGCCTTTTAAAAATTTTAAAAAGGTAGTTAGTACGGATCAAACTGTAACTGATATAATTGACGC